GGTGTTAGACCTTCTTACATGGATAAGTCGGTTAGACTTTATGAGTTTCATGTATCCTTAGATCTAGAGGGATTTGAAGACAAAGGCATGGATGGTGAGCCTACAGGAATAAAAATTCCTTACATCGTAACTATTGAAGATAGCTCAAGTAAGGTTGTGGGTATTAGAAGAAATTATGAGAAGGGTGACGAAAAAAAATTAAAGAAAAAGTATTTTGTTCATTATAAGTTTTTACCAGGTTTAGGTTTTTATGGCCTTGGTTTGATACATTTAATTGGTTCTCTATCAAGAACAGCAACGCAACTTTTAAGACAATTAATAGACGCAGGCACCTTAGCAAATTTACCTGCAGGATTTAAGTCAAGAGGCATTAGAATTAGAGACGATGCAGAGCCTCTACAACCAGGAGAATTTAGAGATATCGATGCACCGAATGGTGATTTACGAAATGCTCTTATACCCCTACCCTACAAAGAACCCTCTCAGACCTTATACAGCCTTCTAGGATTTGTTGTTCAGTCAGGCCAAAGATTTGCTGCTATAACTGACTTACAGGTTGGTGACGCAAATCAAAATGCACCTGTGGGAACAACCATGGCATTATTAGAGAGGGGCTCAAAGGTCATGTCAGGCATTCATAAAAGATGTCATTACTCTCAGAAAAAAGAATTCAAATTATTGTTTGATGTATTTTCAGATTATTTACCTGAGACCTATCCTTATTCTGTTGAGGGTGCTGAAAGAACAGTCAAGGCAGAGGATTTTAGTGACCGTGTAGATGTTTTACCTGTTTCAGATCCTAATATATTTTCTACCACTCAAAGAGTTACTTTAGCTCAAACAGAATTACAGTTAGCTCAAAGCGCTCCTGATATTCACAACGTTAAGGAGGCTTATAGAAGAATGTATGAAGCTTTGGGTGTTAAAGACATTGATCAAATTTTAAGAAAAGATTCTCCAACCGAGCCAAAAGATCCTGCAATGGAACACGCTGATCTATTAGATGGTAATTTGTTAAAAGCTTACGAGGGTCAAGATCATGACGCTCATATTGAAAATCACTTAGTATTTGGAACAAACCAAATGGTGCTAGGCAATCCTCCAATGGCCATGAAGTTACAGAAACATGTTTTAGAACACGTTTCATTAAAAGCAAAAGAGCAAGTTATGTTTTTAACTGAGGCAGGTCAAATTTCTCAAGATCAAGTTGATGAAGCGATAGCAAAATTAGAGGCTCAGTCTATGTTACAATTGAAACAGTTATCAGCACAACTTAGTGGACAAGGAAAGCCTGACCCTGTTATACAGCTTAAACAACAAGAGTTACAACAAGATGCACAAAAAGATCAAGTTGATGCTCAGTTGGATGCAGCTAAATTACAATTAGATGCAACTAAATTAAAACAAAGAGCAGCCAATGATCAAGCTAGAATACAAAAAGATTATGACATCGCTGATAAAAGAGCAGAAGTTCAGTACGACAAGATGACTACTCAAACTTTAAATCAAGAGAGAAGAGATGCCACTAACAAAAAAAGGCAGTAAAATAAAGAAGTCCATGGAGAAAACATATGGAAAGAAAAAAGGTAAACAGGTTTTTTATGCTTCAGCTAACAAAGGTGTTATTAAAAACGTTGAAAAAAAATCTAGGAAGACCAAGTAATAAGTATTATAGTCTACACATGGACAAAGATACTGAAAAGAGAGTTCAAAAGATCATTAATGAAACTAGAGGTTTTGTTCAAGGTCAAGTTGATGAGGGTGCTAATTTACTTGAATTAGCTCAAGTCATGTTGGCAATGAGTCGTGAAACAATTGTAGATGCATATGGAGAAGCTGTAGCAGATAGCTATATTGCTAATCAGATTTCTAGGTTGCAAAGTGATGAAAATAATCTAACATTACATTAATGACTAAAAAACTAACAAAAACAGTCCCTCCTAAAAAGGGACCTAAGTCACAAGGTTTATCTATTCCACCAGGTAAGATCATGCCCGTAGGGCCTGTACCTGAGGATAAAAAACACAAACGAGGTTATGGAATAGCATCTAAAGGTCTTAAATTCGAAGGAGTATTTTAATGGAAATACTATCAAAAGTGAAAAACTTTGCTTCTAATGTAAAGAAAAGAGATGTAGCTATCGCTGTCGTTTTTCTTGCGTTAGGAGTATATATTGGTTCTTAGTAAACTATTAGGTGGGTCTCTAGTAGAGACAGTAGGTAAGGTAATTGACTCTGTTCACACCTCAGAGGAAGAAAAACTTGCCGCAAAAACAAAACTCAAAGAATTAGAAAACGAAATTAATTCTAAGCAGATGGATATCAACTTGGCTGATGCTAAGTCCACTGCTACAGGAATTGGTGGAATTATGCAACGAGCTTGGCGACCTTTAATTGGGATGAGCTGTGCTCTAGCTATATTGTGGGAGTACGTTCTAAAACAGTTTATTATGTTTACTCTTGCTGCTTTTAGCATTGAGCATGATCCTTTACCTGAGTTAGATATGGCTGTTTTAATGCCGTTGGTCATGGCATTATTAGGAATGGCGGGAATCCGCTCATTTGATAAGTTGAAAAAAACTAATTCAGGATGATTGAACATTTCGATTACAAAGTAAAACAACTCATTTCAAAAAAAATTGATGAGAAGAAAGATGACTTGTTAAGTAGGCAAGTTAGTTCTTATGACCAATATCAATATGAGTTGGGTAAATTACATGCATTAGAAGGTCTATTGATGGATTATCAAGAATTATTGAAAGAGGTAATTAAAGATGAGTAAACTAATTGTTCCTAGTTATTTAAAAGGAAAAACTAAAGATAAGAAAGAAGAAAGCAAAGAACCTGTTATGGGCAAAGTTCCTCAAGCAACAGGTTGGAGAATAGTAGTTTTACCTCACAAAGGGGTGGACAAAACAAAAGGTGGTTTATTGTTAACTGACAAGGCCATTGAGGAACAACAATTAACAACGAATGTTGGCTTAATTTTAAATATGGGACCTGACGCTTATGCAGATAAAAACAAATATCCAAACGGACCTTGGTGTAAAAAAGGTGAGTGGGTAATTTTTGCAAGATATGCAGGTTCTAGAGTAAAAATTGATGGTGGAGAAATTAGAATACTTAATGATGATGAAATTCTATCCACAGTTGAAGATCCAACAGATATATTAACTTTATACTAAGGAGAAAAAAATGGCTGAAGAAAAAATGGTAGACCTTGACACTACAGGTGAAAGTCAAGAGGTTGAACTTCAAGGAGAAGAATCTACTAAAGAAGAAAAAGTCGAAGAAGAAAAAGTAGAAGCCTCCTCTCAAGAAGAAGTTAAAGAAGAAGCTAAAGAAGAAGAAGCTAAAGACGATGGCTTAGATAAGTATTCTAAGAATGTTCAAAGAAGAATTAAAAAACTTTTAGATAGGATTGAAAAATCAGAACAAAGAGAGGCTGAAGCTATAAAGTTTGCTGAAAGTGCAAAACAAAAAGTTCAAGAAGCTGAAAGTAAAATGCAGTCCTTAGATGCAAACTATGTTTCAGAATATGAAACAAGAGTAAAATCTCAAATCGAACAAGCTAAAAAAGCTTTAGCAGATGCTAGAGTAAATAATGATATTACTGCTGAGGTCGAGGCTCAAAGAGCTTTATCAAAATTAGCAGTAGAGGAAGAGAGAGCGATAGTTTCAAAAGAGGAAAGAGAAAGAGCAGTTAAACAAAAAGAACAAAATACTGTTGAAAATAAAAATGAAACTCCTCCACCTAGACAACCTGATCCTAGAGCTGAACAATGGGCAAAAGACAATGAGTGGTTTGGTAAAGACGAGGCCATGACTTATACAGCTTTAGCTCATCACAAAAAACTTTTAACTGAAGGTTTTGATCCAAAAAGTGATGAATACTATTCTGAGATTAATGATTATATCAAAGAACAGTTTCCTCAAAAGTTTGAAAAAGAAGTTAAAGAAAAAGCTCCTCAAACTGTTGCAGGAGCATCTAGAACAGCAAAAACTAGTGGCTCAAAGAAAGTTAAACTAACACCTAGTCAAGTTGCCATAGCAAAAAAACTAGGGCTTACACTTGAACAATACGCAAAATATGTATAGATTGGAGATAATATGGTAAATAAAACGCTACGATCTAGTGAGACTAGAGAGAAGACAACTCGTAAAAAAGGTTGGACTCGACCTTCATCATTAGACGCACCCCCAGCACCTGATGGGTTTAAACACCGATGGATAAGGGAATCAGTCAGAGGATTTGACGATAATAAAAACGTCATGGGAAAATTAAGAGAAGGTTGGGAATTAGTCCGAGCCGACGAATATCCTGATTGGCAACTCCCCACCATTGACGATGGTAAACACGCAGGAGTTATAGGGGTAGGTGGGTTGCTGTTAGCTCGTATGCCAATAGAAACTGTTGAAGAGAGAAACTCTTATTACAAAAACTTAACCGAGAGCCAAAAAGAGGCTGTCGACAGTGATCTATTGAAAATCGAGGATCCAAGGATGCCGATCAGCAAACCCCAAAGGCAAACCAAAGTAACTTTTGGTTCAGGAAACAAGTCGTAATCGGCACGGGTTGTTTAACGAACACTATTAATAACGCATATTACAAAGGAGTAATATTATGGCAAATCAACAAGGCAACTTTGGATTTCGTCCTGTGCTAATGATGGGTTCTGCATATCAGGGCCAAGGTCAACAACAGATGACTATCGCTAGTAACGAAACGAATTCCATTTTCATGGGAGATCCCGTTGTATTAAATGCAAACGGTTCTATTTCTCGTGGAGACAGTAAGGGTGCTGAATTGGTTGGTGTTTTTAATGGTTGTTTCTATACAGACCCAACTTCACAAAAACCAACTTTTTCAAACCATTACCCAGGTGGTATTGTAGCGAGTGATATCGTTGCAAACGTAATCAGTGATCCTAATGTCGTTTTCGAAGTCAAAGTAGATGACGCAAACGGTGGACGAGCACAAGTTGGTTCAACAGCTAACATCGCAACATATGCCGCAGGATCTACCAAATCAGGTATTTCAGGCGTATCATTAGATGGTGGTAGCTTTGCAACTAGCAACGCTTCAAACTTCGCTGTATATGATCTTTCAACAGATCCTGATAACAGTGACTATACTGTAGCTAACGCTAACATTCTTGTTAGAATTAATAAGCATCAGTATACAGATACAACAGGAGTATAGACTATGGCTATATCAAGAAGTCAACTCGTTAAAGAGTTAGAACCAGGTCTAAACGCACTGTTTGGCTTGGAATACGCAAGATATGAGAACGAACACGCAGAGATCTTTGACAATGAATCTTCAGACAGAGCGTTTGAAGAGGAAGTAATGTTATCAGGTTTCGGTTCTGCACCATCTAAGGCAGAAGGTGCTGGCATATCTTATGACACAGCAGTTGAAGCTTACACTTCACGCTACACACACGAAACAATTGCATTAGGCTTTGCAATAACAGAAGAGGCAATCGAAGATAATCTTTATGATCAGCTTTCTTCTCGTTACACAAAAGCTCTTGCAAGATCAATGGCAAACACAAAACAAGTAAAGGCCGCTGATGTTTTAAATACAGCCTTCGCAGGGGCAGGTGCCGCAGGTACCAACCCAGGTGGTGACGGTGTATCACTTATAAATACACAACACCCACTAGCACAAGGTGGTCTTTTATCAAACAGATTAGCAACAGATGCTGATCTTAATGAGACATCACTTGAGCAGTCTTTAATTGATATTGCTGCATACGTGGATGAGCGTGGTCTTAAAATTGCAACACAAGGTAGAAAACTTATAATTCCAAAAGAATTACAGTTTACTGCTGACAGACTAATGTCATCTGCACTAAGACCAGGAACTGCTGACAATGATGTCAACGCTATCAGAAACATGGGAATGATTCCTGAAGGTTATGTAGTAAATCACTTCTTAACTGACGTGAACGCATTCTTCATTAAAACTGATGCACCTAATGGCTTAAAGCACTTCACAAGAACTGCACTATCCACAAATATGGAAGGTGATTTCGACACAGGTAACGTAAGATACAAAGCTAGAGAGAGATACTCATTTGGTTTCTCTGATCCTAGAGGTATTTTCGGAACTTCAGGTGCGTAGAGCTTAACCGTTATAATTAATATCTAAGGGCGTATGTCTTTGACTACGCCCTTTTTTTATGTCAAAATACAATTTCATTAACAACATGACCTCTTAGGAGGACTTACAAAGGAGTAAGACATGGCAAGTAGAACAACATTCGCTGGGATCGTAAGATCTAATGGTGGCGATTCAAAAAGGGAAACATATGCTGGTAGCATGGTAATGGCTGCACAGTTTTATTTTCTTCCCACAGCGGACCAAGGAACTGACGTTCAAGTATCCGCAACAGACACAAGAAAAGTAGTTCTTCCAAAGAACTGCGTAGTTACAGGTATCGCATATAATCCTGATGCAACAGGTGGAACAAATCCAACTATTGATATGGGTTTCACTGATTTTGATGGTGGTACAAACTTTGTAGACGTAGACGGTCTTTTAAATGAGTCCGATGCAGATACAGGTGATGTAGCAACTATTTGGGGTGGTGATTCCACTGCAGGTGCAGCCCTTGGTGACTTAGGAACACCTTCAACTGAAAGAATTAAAATTGTTGGTGGTAAAGGTTCATCTGCTGCAACAGGTGGAACAATTACAGGAATCATTTACTATTATGTAGTAGATCAAGGTCAACCAGGTGAAAGCTTACCTAAGTTAAGTTAGGAGTAAGTTATGATTAACTATAGATCGGCTAAAGTTACAGGAACAGGTAATGTAGGAACAGGACCTGCAAGGCTGATAGCTATTCACGCTGTCTGTGGTGGAACTGCTGGTAGTATCGTTTTAAAAGACGGTAGTGGAGGAGCAACTTTGTTAGACATTGATACTCCTGCTTCTGCTACAGCAGTAATTGAAACTTACATCGGTGATACAGGTATGAGATTTCAAGATAGAATACATGCCACGCTAACTAATGTGACTTCACTGACTTGCATCTTCGGATAATGGCAGATAAACAGCCACCAAAAACTAAAAAATATTTTCGCTCCACTAAAAGTGGGGCGGGAATGACTAAAGCAGGAGTAAAGCGATATAGAGCTGAAAATCCTGGATCAAAGTTAAAAACTGCTGTCACAGGTAAAGTAAAACCAGGTAGTAAAGCAGCAAAAAGAAGAAAATCTTTCTGTGCTAGAAGTGCAGGACAAATGAAGAAGTTTCCTAAGGCAGCCAAAGATCCTAATTCTAGGTTAAGGCAGGCAAGGAAACGTTGGAGATGTTAAGTGAAACAATTATTAATAATATTATTTTTATTTACAACTGTAGCCATCGCTACAGATTCCAAAGCAAACACCAATACGGTGTCCTCAACAGTTTTAAACAATGCACCAGCAACAGCGAATGCACCAACCGTCCTCAACTCAAATTCTGATATTTGCAAAATCGGAATTGGTGGAAGTGTTCAAAATAATATTTTAGGCGTAGCTACAGGTTACGTCATCACAGACGAATTTTGTGAGCGTGTTCGCACAAGTAGAGCTCTTTATTCCTACGGCATGAAAGTAGCAGCGGTGAGTTTGCTTTGTCAAGATCCAAGAGTTCATGATTCAATGCAAAACGCAGGAACTCCATGCCCGGTCAACGGCTTAATTGGAGCCGAGGCA